CATAGTTGACTACCTCCGTATATTTTGATTTAATTAAGTTGTATATTTTGATAAATGTTTGTCACTGTTACTTGTTGGCGCAAGTAGCAGTTTTTTTATTTTTCATAAAAGTATTCCTTATAGAATATGAATGTTGCGATACTTGCGAATCCTGCAATTGACCACGCTGTAGTGAAATATAAGAACGGCATGAGTACAATCGCTAAGACTGTGAAGCATAATACTGCTATTAAGTAGCTTTTATATGTGTCGCTCATTTGATAATCCTCCTAATAACATTTTTTATACTTTCTGATCAAATACTCTTCTAATTTAGAAATATTAATCAGTGTGCCCGTCGCTGAATAATCAATGTATAAATTTTCTACACCTAAATTATCTTTGCGGTAATCTTTCAACCAGTTGTATACTATACTTCTGCTTACACCAAACAATTTATGGATTTGTGTAGGTGTTGCGTATAACTTTTTAACAAATTTTTCTTCTCCTCGATATGTGTTTTCTGGTGTTGGTGGCATTATGATTTTGGGCATTTTTAGCACCCCTTTCCTGTATAATGTTGTTATCAACCTAAGGAGGTGATAAGTATGAAATTAAAACATGATTGCATACGCGAAGTTCTTTTAGTTATAGAGAATGATTTAAAATTAAATAATGTTCTAGATAACGAAGACCTAGAAAATACAATTAAAAATTTCTCACGTGAAGACATCGAATACACTGTTAAACAATTGACCGGTGAAGGTTATATAGACGCTGAATTCTATATGGAAGGTTATTTTGTTAAACATATGAATTTTTCAGGTCACAACCTTTTGGATGATGTTAGAGATGTCGAAGTTTGGAGAGAAACTAAAGCTAAAGCGTCAAAAGTTTCTTCGGTTTCAATCCCTGTAATTCAACAAATCGCATCGTCAGTCGTTAACAAGATGCTCGGGCTATAGTAGTTTAAATTCAACACCGTCTATTTGAACGAACAAATTATCTAAGTCAGGTATTTTCTTTTTATATAAATCAAACCTTGATTTGATATCTGCTAATAAATAAGATTCCAAATTCCCAATTGATAATAGTCGTCTATTACCTTCTTCGTCATAGTAGTAATAGATGACTTTTTTGTTTTGAGCTTGCATTTGCTGTGCCCTCCTGTTAAGTTGTTTGTTTTTCTCCTAAAAACTTATTAACAAAGTATTGTTGTCCTTTGCCTGTTACTTTTGGCGTCTTACTAATTGATGTGTGACCGTCCGAATGTGTGATTGATGTTTCTTTAATTTCGAATAACTCACGTTCCATTGAATACTGTGTAGGCATGTTATAATCCACACCCTTGCGTTTAATAAGGAATCCGTTTTGACGTAACCACTCAAACAATCTGCGTTGCCCGATGTTTATACCGTTTTATTTAATGATCTTTGCTAACTCTCCAACTAAAATTGATGTCTTAGTAGTAGCTACTGCATCTGCAAATACAATTTTTGGTTTATCACGTTCAATCTTTGTTTCTAATTGATTGATTGTGTTGTTAGCAATTTTTAAAGCACGTTGCATAATCATTTCTGGACTGTTCCATGCTTTCTCTACTTGGATGAAATACTCTCTAAAATCAAAACCTTTTTCTGTACCTGACATCATCGCAACATGTTTAGCTACATCAAGTGTTAAAGCATAATCTTCTAGTTGTCTTACAGCTCCGTTATTAACAACCGTACTTGTAAGTACACTTGTAAAATCCCTATTTTCTTTGAAATGCTTCAAGTTAATTTCTGCCCAAGCGCTAAAACGCTTTTTAACTTCCAAAGCTTTATATAACTCTCTTGCACTTATTGCGATTTCTCCATTTTCTTTTTCTTGTATGTTGAACATTTCGCCGATGTTCGATTTTGTTTTTAATGCTTGCATATTGTTTATGCTCCTTTCGTGTATAATGTTGTTATCAACCTAAGGAGGTGATAAGTATGGACATAATCGCGATTTGTATCGCAATTTTTAGTTTCTTACTGACTGCACTTAAATATTATTTAGACTATATGAAAGATTCTCTTAACATCGATGTTATACCTACCAGAAGCTTTAATTACTTGGTCGATGACAAATCAAGTTACAACGATATAACATTTATTAATTTCACAAAGTTTCCCATTTCTGTTATTGACGTTGAATTTGATATTAAAAATAAAGTAAATGAACAAAAAACGTTCAAACCTATACGATATAAAGATAAAAACTACTCCATTCCATTTACTTTAGGACCTTATGAAAGTGTAGAATGTACTTTTTTGCTCGAAGAATATCCAGTGATATGGGAATGGGATGTGACTATCAAAGTCACTACCAACAAAGGAATCTATATAAAGCCTGTTATCATAGAATCGCGGACAGAACACCGAGAATCAGAGCCACAAGTGACAGAGTTAACATCAGCAAATAAGGTAAGTGCTCTTTCCAACCCCAAGGATGGTTTTTTAAAGAAGTTTTTATATCATTTAAAACCTTAAACATTTAAAATCCTCCCTTTCCGTCACTCTTTAATTGGAGTGGCGTTGATTTTTTCGTCTAACTTTTTCAATGCTAATTTGTAAATAACTGAAGCATGTTCGGTTTTAAAATGAGATTCAGCAATAATTTTCAATGTTTCTAATTTATTTCTTGCATCACCGTATGTGGTACTTTCTGATAGAACACCTTCTAAAATTTGTTGAACTCGATAATCTAAAAGTTTTAAGTCTTTATTGATGCATTGTTCGACACACTCTTCTTTGGTTAATGTGATTTGTTCCATAGTGTCCTCCTTTTTAAGATGTTTGTACGGTTTTCTGTACATTTTGTTCAAAAAAATATCTACCTACTTTTGTTGGCGGGATTTCTAATAATTCACAGATTCGTTTTATTTCCCATTGTGTAAATAAATTTTTTCCTTGCAACTTGTGATTAATAGATGTTCTTGAAATAGGAATTGCGTTCGCTAAAGAACTTTGGCTATATCTATACTCTGCCATTCTTTCGTACAGCAAACTATAATTGAAATTGTATGTCATAAACTCATCTCCTTACTTGTTCGGTTTTCTGTACAAATCAATTAAAACACCTTTGTTTAAATAAGTCAACACATAAAATACATTTTTCTGTACAACATTTGTTAAAAATTATTGATAATCGTCATTGTACGTAGTATGATGTTCTTAGGAGGTGTTCAGAAATATGAACAGTTTTAAGGATAGATTAAAGCAAATTATGTCTGAACGGAAGATATCTCAATCAGAGCTATCAAGAAGGACTGGTATCGGTAGAAACTCAATTAGCGATTATTTAAACGGAAAATATGAAGCGAAACAAGACAAAGTCTTCGAACTAGCAAAAGTTTTAAATGTTAACGAAGCGTGGCTTATGGGTTTCGATATTTCTAAGAATAGAAAAATTGAAAATAACGACATCACTTCCATATACAATAAACTCACGCCTCCAAGACAAAGCAATGTACTAAAATATGCGACTAATCAATTAGAAGAGCAAAATAATGACAGTGATGATAATCTGGTAGATTTCAATTCTTACATTCAAGAAAAATCCGAAGTGGATATATATGGTTGTGCGTCTGCTGGTATTGGTGAAAGATTATATAACGAACCTATTTCAAAAGAATTCGTAAGAGGTTATGTCCCCGCACATGATATAGCTTTAAAAGTAAATGGAGACTCAATGGAGCCGTTATTTAAAAATGGACAAATTATATTCATTGAAAAATCTCACACTATCAAAGATGGACAAATAGGCGTCTTTATTATAAATGGAGATGCTTACGTAAAGAAGGTTTATGTAGAAGATAACAGATTAACGTTGGTTTCTTTAAATAAAAAGTATAAAGATTTACATTTTTATGATAATGAAAGTGTGAGGTTAGTTGGAAAAGTTATTTTATAGGAGGTAGTAAAATGAATTTAAAAGAAGTTGACATTAACATTGAAGAGTGGGAAATGGTTGAAATCCCCTTTTATACAGAAGAAGAACTGACTTATAGGTTGAATAATGGTTTACCTATAACTAAAAGTGAACTTGAAGAACAGGAGTCGAAAAAATGAGTACTTATAAAGAAATTGAACACTTACACATCAATATTGGTGGTAAAGAGCTTACTCAAGAGCAAATAGAAGAAGCTAAAACTTTTGTAGAAAGTGAAGAATTTAAGAATATGGTTAAAGAGGCTAGAGAATCACATCAAAGAGTTATGGAGTCTGAAATTACCGAAAGAACTAAAATGTGATTAACAGCGCCTATATAGCGGTTTTATATAAAAAACAAAGGAGAAATAAAAAATGAAGAAAGTTATCACTATTGTCACTACATCAATAGCTTTATACTACTTCCTTTTTAAGCACATGTGGATTAGAGATTTAGATTTTAACAGAAATGCTCAATAACGAACGATAAATTTATGTATTAAGGAGCAACAAAACATGAGTGATGAACATTCAGAAAAGCAAATAAAATCTAAAAAAGATGGCTTTGCGTTTGGATTAGTTGCCTAGTATTACTTATTTTAATATTCATTGTTTCCTTGATATATGAAGAGGATTTTCTAAATAACCTTGATCAGAAGTTGGAAGAAAAGATAGAAAAACAATTAAAAGAATATAATAAGAAATAAATTAATATTCTTATCCATAGTAAAGCAAAAACCGATCTCACCCACCTGCCAAAAACTGAACATATTACTAGCCTGTTATTTTATAATTAATTAATTTGAACTGTTTATTCTTAAATTAAACTTAATTTTATTTAAGAATGTGTTAACTGGATTATCTCCAGCCCCCTAATTACAATAAAAGTGCGCTTAAAAAAGCGACATACTTATACATAAAGGAGCACACACCAGTGAAAAAACACATTTGCAAAACTTTATTCGCATCATTTATTGTAGGTTCAGGAATTTTCTTACTTGCAGACACACAAGCAAAAGCTTATTTTGAAATTGAACAACCATGGTGGCATGATTCAAGTACAGAAGAACGTAAGAAAATCGAAACAGTTGAGGATTTATATAACACAGCTAAAAAACTTGCTGAAGATTTTGATGCAAAGCAAAAAACAGCAGTTGTTAAAGTTAATAACGATCAGTATTTTTATACTTTCGATTTAACTAAACCTCTAGAAGAACATAGAAAAAACATTAAAGTTGCTGGTGATAAACGTATCAGCTCTATCGATATGAGTTAATCTTATTATAATGAAACTAGGTGAGTGAGAGTGCACCTAGTTTTTTCTTTTATCATTTTTAGGAGGAATGTAAAATGTGGTTTGAAAAATTTAAAAATAAAAACAATGAAACTAAATATAGATACTATGAGAAATTTAAAGACCCTTATACAGATAAATGGAAACGAGTAAGTGTTGTCTTAAACAAAAACACCAAACAATCACAAAAAGAAGCGATGTTTCGATTAGAAGAAAAGATAAAAGAAAAATTGAATGATAAATCATCTAATGAATTAAAAACCTTAACTTTTCATGCGCTATTAGACGAATGGTTTGAGTATCATATAAAAACGTCCGGTTTTAAGGTGACAACGATAACCAACACAAGGTCACGAATCAAAGCAATAAAAACAAACAGTTCTAAGAGTTTACTTTTAAACAAGATTGATACAAAATACATGCAAAAATTTATTTATACACTATCTGACAAACATTCTATAAATCAAGTAAGCAAACAAGTCAGCGATATGAAAAAAGCGATAAACTATGCTGTTAAGTTTTATAACTACCAAAACAAGCATTTGTTAACCGATATTGAAATACCTAAAAATAGCAAAACATTGAAAGATATTGAAAAAGAAGAAGCGAAAATTTACAACTATTTAGAAATGCGTCAAGTTATACAAATTCGGGATTTCATATTAAACAACAATAAAGTGAGAAAGAGAACACGCTTTTTAGTCTCAAGCATCATAGAAATACAAGCCTTAACAGGGATGCGCATCGGCGAGTTATTAGCGCTACAGAATGATGATGTGGATTTGAAAAATAAAGTAATATATATTAACGGTACAATTCATAGAATTAAATGTGATGAAGGATTTGGTTATAAAGACACTACCAAGACCGTAGGTTCAAAAAGGACCATTACTATAAACAGTAGAACAGCCAGTCTTTTAAAAAAAGTAATATTGGAAAACAAAAAGATGAAACAATGGGAACCAAGATATGTTGACAGAGGTTTCTTATTCACAACCCGTCAAGGAAACCCTTTACAAAACAACGAGATAAATAAATTAATATCTTCAGCTGCGAAATCACTGAATATAAATAAAAAAGTTACTACTCACACTTTCAGGCATACCCATATTAGTTTGTTAGTAGAAATGAACATATCTTTGAAAACAATTATGAAAAGAGTGGGACATACAGATGAAAAAACCACTATAAAGGTATACACTCATGTCACAGAAAAAATGGACAGGGAGTTAGATCAAAAATTAGAAAGAATCATGTATTAAAATAATCCGCCCTTTTTTTGCCCTTTTTGTTTTCGAGAAACCCTATATAACCCTTTCAAACACTGGTTTTAAAAGGTTTTCACCTCAAACTACATACATCATCACGCAATTACTTTATTTTATTGATGGATCTTTAGCTTTTTTAATCTTTGTACGTCTCATAAACGGTATCGCAACTGCAGTTGTGACAACTGCAACAGGTACTATTGCGGCATACGTTACCCCTGTTAATAGAAAAAGTGAAGGCATCAGTTTATTTTCCTTAAGTTTAGTATTAGGTACAGCGATTGGCCCATTTCTAGGTATGTTACTTATTACAAAATACGCAATTGATTTACTGTTTGTTATTTGTGTCATATTAGGCATACTCGGACTCATTATCTCATTATTTATAAAAGTTGATTTCGAAGTAACAAATAGCAAAACTGAAACTAATGTCATTGATAAACCAAGATTTAGTATTCATCAATTTATTGCAAAAGAGGCCATTCCTGTTGCTGTTATTATGCTTTTAATTGGCGTTACCTATGCGTCCATCCTAACTTATTTACAAGCATTTGCTTTAGAGCGACACCTAGTAACTGCAGCAAGCTATTTCTTTATTTGCTATGCTATAGCATCGTTAATTACTAGACCTATTGCTGGTAGATTGATGGATGATAAAAATGAAAATATTATTGTCTACCCAGCATTTATCATGCTTTTTCTTTCATTTGTGTGCTTAATTTCAAGCTATCAAAGCTGGTTAATATTACTTGCTGGTGCTTGCCTAGGTTTAGGGTATGGAAATTTATCATCTGCAATGCAATCTATTGCGATAAAAGTCTCACCCCCGATTAAATATGGTATCGCGACATCTACTTTTTACGTTGGTCTAGATGCTGGTGTCGGCTTCGGTCCATCATTCCTTGGGCTATTTACTCATATGTTTTCATATAGTGAAATCTTCGGCTTTATGGCCGCTTTAGCAATCATTACTATGCTTGTTTACTTCTTAATTCATGGACGTCATGTAGCTAGAAATGCCATGAACTAAATATTTATATTCAAAAATAAAAAGCATGCCAATCTCTATTCATCATTTGTCTGTCCCCAAGACGCAATTATGATGTACTGATTGGCATGCTTTTTAAGTTTTTAGTTTGTAACGCTTAACACTTCTATTTCTTTAGTAATTTTATCTAACAATTTCTTTTGAGAAGTACTATAGAAATAGAATACTTGTCTTTCATCCGTTTCAGAACGCAATTTAGAAATAAGCTCTTTTTTATAGATTTTACGGATAATCACATCGATTTTACTTGTATCCCATAGCATTTCAAAATGTAATGTATCCCTCAATTCTTTACCGCTAATCTTTTCAGCTTCATACACTTTAAAAAGTACTACAAATTCTTCAATTGAAATCTTATGTGTTGTTTTTAACCAGTGCTTTAACTGACTTAACTCCCTTTCTGCTTCTATAAAACGTTGAACTTTATTACTCATAATATGATGCCTCCTATGTTTCTTCTTAGATGTTTGTAATTCATATTATTATACAATTACTTAATTTTATTATATATCAAACTTAGCATTTTATCTATTACAAATATTAAATTGATGGCTATATCTTGTTTAGATTTATATCTTTTGGACAACTTGTTGTTTATTCGACAACATTTATACCTAAAAAAGATATATTACAACTCAATGACTTGGAATGTGATAACAATGTTAAAGAACCACTAAAGATTTATTATGTAGTGATTCTTAAGAGTGGGATAGAAATGATATTTTCATAAAATGTATTTCGTTGTTCCCCAACTTGCATTGTCTGTAGAATTTCTTTTTGAAATTCTCTATGTTGGGG